ACCGCGCCCCCACCGCCGAACACGATCGGCAAAAACAGAGTCGTCGTAATGACCGTCTGCAAGACATTCACTCACGCCTCCCCATCCATGTCTTCATCCTGTTTATCCTGTCGATCCTGTCTATTCACCGACCACCTCGCGCCAATACGGGTATGGCGCCACGAACTGCAAGGCCAACTTCTCCACGAAGTTCTCGGATTGGCCCCCACTCAGGCCAGACCTGTACCGCGCCGCGATCTCCAGTTTCCGTTCCTCTCCATCGTAGCGCAACAGCACCGGCTCCCCACTCTCCTCCGGATACATCGCCGAGATCAGATCGCCGCGTTTCCGCTGGAGATCCCCCAGCGACCCGCCGGCCACGGCCCCCAGCACCGTGAAACTCCGCTCCAGCACCACCGTCCGGTCATGGAATGAACCCGGCAACGCCAGATACGCCGTCGTGATGACGTCTACATCCGGCGCGCCTGTCCCCAGGTCGTCCATTTCGAGGAACCCGTACTCGTCCTCCAGGTTCGCCTCCCAGCCCCCCGCCCGCGTCGTTGCCACCCGGCTCGACATCGATGCGTGCGCCACGCCGTTCCAGTAACAACCCGAGCTAGAGAATCCCCGCGGCGGGTCTATAGAACCATCGCAATACGTCGTTGCCCCGTCCCCCGCCTCGCACTGCGCCGCGTCGAGGTAGAAATCGCTCGTGTCCGCGTCGTCGTTCTTCACCACGTACAGCCGGTAGCTCGCCGTCCCGTCACATTCCCACGTGACCTGGTAACGATGCCACCCCCCATCCCCCACGAACGAGACCGGCGTCCCCTCGACGTTCCCCGCCGCGTCCGCGAAGTAGATACGATATGGCACACCGACGACCCCGCGCACGTAGACGCTGAACGTATATGTCGTCCCCACCGTCAGCGCCACCGTTCCGAAATAGACTCCATCGTTGGCCCCCGCCGTGGGCGTCACTGCCAGCGAGTACAACCCGAACACCGAATACAGCGCCGAACGCGCGACCGCCCCACCCACCGCCGTCCAGCCCGTCGTGTCCGTCTCCACCGAGGGATTCGTGATCAGATTGTCAGTTGCCTCCGGCACGATCACCGACCAGCGTCCCATTCGGCCCCCATCAGGCTCGCGCCAACGCTTTCATCAGATAGAAATCCTCCGCCACGCGCTCCGTCGATCTCATGCTCTGCATCGTCAAGTTGTAATACTGATACACAACCGAATTTTGGACCTCGCCCGGAGGGATGATCGTCTCCCCCCCGTGCACCACCGCGAGCTGCGGTTGCCCCACCGGCCCCGGCACCATCCCCCCCGACTGAAACCCGGGGATATGCCAGTTCCGCCCGATATTCTGAATGTCCGTCAGCGCCTGCCCGGGCGAGAATGAATTCACCTGGTCGATCAGGTCCGCGATCACGTCCAGCATATCCCGCAGCGCCGCCAACGGCCCTTGCGTCAGCAACGTGATTGGCAACATCACCGCCGTGAACGTCTCGCCCATGTCCCGCCCCTTGCCCTCGGCGAGTCCCAGTTTCTCCTTCAGCGAGTCCAACGCCCGGTTGAAAAACCCCGTCACCTCGTTCACCTGTCGCATCACGAACGCCGCATTGTCCAGCGCCGCCAGCAACGGCTTCGCCTCGAACTCCGTCGCCAGTGACGTAAGCTGCGTCAGTTCCTCGTTGCTGCCTGTCAGGGGCGCGAGCAGCCCAGCAAAGCTCTCCGTCAATTTATCGATCGTCGGCAGCAGACCGGCGCCAATCGCCTCCTGCGTATTCCCCAGGTTGTTCTGCAGGATCTTCAGCTTGCCTTCCGAGGTCTCACCGATCGCCCTGGCCAACCCGCCGAACTCCGTCTCCAGCTCGCCGAGGATCACCTTCTGCGCGCTGGCGATGTCCCCCACCGCCATGAAATCCTTGATCTGCTGCTCCTGCGCGTCCGAGAGCTGCACGCCCACGCGCCGGAGGGCCGTCACCCCAGCGACCGGATCATTGAGCGCCTTACCGAGCTGTACCGATGCCGTCTCCATCGAGCCGAACTTCTCCGCCATGTTGAGCATCGTCTCGGTGGCCATCGGGAACACGTCCTTCCCGATGTTCGTGAACGTCAGCAGCATCGCCTGCCCCTTCACGATCGCGTCATCCTCGAACGTGGTCACCTGCGACAGGGCGAACGCCATATCGTTGATCTCATCCGCCGTCACCCCGGCAATCCCCTTCGTCGAGGCCAGGGTCGCGTTCAGATCCGCCTGAATCTTCTCCGCCTCCCGCGCCATCCCCACCGCGTCGCCCATGACCTTCGTGAACCCGGCGATGGATGCCCCCGCGACCAGCGTCCCCAGCCCGATCTTGGAGAAGACCGAATTGATCTCATCGACACCCTTCCTTGCCTTCCCCTTCGCCGCCGCCAGATCGTTATCGAGCTGGTCCAGCGTCGCTCGGATCGGTATCGTCGCAATGCCTAGCTTGGTATCGTCACCCATCTCTCACCCTATGCACTGCCCCTTTGGACTGCGGCAGCCGTGCTGCCGCCTTTTCCGCGCCTTCCGTGATCCATTCGGGGGGACCGAGGGGGGGCTCCCAGCCTTCCCACAATCTCCGCGTGCTCCCGCCGCTTCTGCTCCATATCCACCGCCGCCGGCTTTGCCAGCAGCGACCGCAATGCCGGCATCCGCCGCGACCGCGCCAGCGCCGCGATATTCCACGCCAGCCACGTGTCCCGCTCCCGCTGTCGCTCCTGCCGCCGCAGCGCCGCCTCGAACGCCAGCTCCAGCTCCCGCGGCGTCAGGTCCCAGAACTCCAGGGCCCCGATCCCCGCCGCCAGCGCGTCCACCAGCAGCGCATCCCAGTCCCACTCTATTCCGGGGGGCGGTCGTCACGCTCACCTCCGAACGTCATCACCGCCGACAGCGCCTCGATCACCGCGCGCATCCCGTCCATGTACCCGATCTCATCCAGCACCAGGTAGGCGTCGTCCAGCGTCACCGCCTGCGCCTCGCCGTTCTCCCGCCGCGACGCGTCCAGCCCGATCTGCAGGAGCTGCGCCACATCGTTCATCCCGAACCCCGAGCTGCTCGCCTCGCGCAGCAGCGCCATCACATTCCGCCCCAGCGCCGTCTCCGCCTTCGCCAGCGCCCGGTTCGTGAACAGCACCGTCACCCGCCGCTCACCCGCGTTCAGAACAACCTCACCCCGCGCTCCCATTCACCCATCCTCTGTCCTGCCGTAGGGGCGTGATTCATCACGCCCATTCCCCCTCACGACCCCAGCGTCACCCAATCGTCGTCGATCCGCAGCGTCGCGCTCACCGTCGCCTCAGCCTGGTCCGGGGCCGCCTGGCTCAGCGCCGTCACGATCGCCTCCACCTCCTCGACCTCCACCCCATCCTCAGACTTCCGCACCGTCACGAACGTCCCGTTCCGCATCGCCGACTGCAGCGACAGATAGGCCGTATCCGTGGGCACGTACAGCGCCGCCAACGTGATCGTCGACCCGTACCGGCCCGGCAGCACCCGCATCGACCGCGATTCCTTCGACGACACGTCGATCTCCGCCGTCGTCTCCACGATCGTCACATCTCGCTGCGAGCCCACCACCTCGCCCTCGATCAGAATCAGGATATCCGTCCCATTCATTGCCATCGTCACACCTCCGTTAACAGAAACTCAACCGTCAAAATTCTCCCGTAGGCATCCTGCTCGTCCGCCGAAATCGGTCCCACACAATTTGCCACGATCACTCCAAAGCCTGTCACCGTCAGTTCGTAGCGGTGAAATAACGTTCGTACCCGTTCAGCCATCGACTCCACCAACATTGCCGAGCCATCCGCTGCCGTATAGCAGCGCACATCGCGAAAAGCGCGGCGCCCTCGGTCCACCTTCGTATCCACGGGCGACTGTGCCACCTCGCCCGCGGTTACGATATATGGCAGGCTCGCGTCTCCCGGCGCCGGGTCCGTGGTGAACACCGCCGGCCCGCCTCGGTAGGTCGCCAGCATCCCTGCCAGCGTCGCGTCCCCGATCAACCTGTCGTACACCGCCGCCGTCAGGACACTCATTCTCTACCCTCGATCATGCGCACAATCCGCGCCGCGTTGTTGAACACCGCTGGCCGCAGAAATGGTCGCGCCGACATCTTCGATGTCCCCATTTCCTGAAACCATGC